ACCTCTGTAGTCTGGTTGCGTGCGGTAGCCATCTTCGAGGCTGTCGTCTGATAGCGAAGCTCGGCTTCACGTGTGAGCGCAACATTGTCTTTGAACGCTTTCGAGGACCGTGTTGTTGCGTCCCGCAACAGGTCGCCGGCGTTCGCGAGACGTGTGATCGCGTCGCGTGCACGCAACTCTTTGATGCCCACCGACCCCAACACGGTCGACAACACCATCCCCTGATCGGATGCCTGTTTGATGCCCTCCACGAACCGTATCAACGCTTCCATCGGGTTCGACTCGAACAGTGAAGCGAACGCCTGTGAAGTCATGCCCGAGATCGCAGCGAAACGTTGAAGCTTGTCTCCACCCTCCTGAATGGACGCTTGCATCCTCAGAAACGTTGACGAGAACGCCGAGCCGCCCATCTCTGCATACACGTTCACCGAAGTCAGTGCCGCCGATAGGCCAAGCAGATCGGCTTCAGTCAACCCGATCGCTGTGCCCGCGCCCGCGAGACGAGTCGCCATCTCCGCTATCTCGGCTTCGGTTGTAGCGAAATTGTTGCCCAAATCGGTGATAGCCGACCCGAGGTTACGGAACTGGGCTTGAGGCATCTGCGTAACGTTCGCGAACCTCGCCAACAGCGTCCCACCCTCCTGCCCGACAAGGTTCGTAGCGTTCCCCAGGTCGATCACAACCGACGTGAACTCTTCGATATCGGAAGTGTCGATCCCCAACTGGCCAGCAGTCTCCATGACCGCAGCTATCTCTTCACGGGTCGACGGGACGCGTGAAGCCATCGACACGATCGAATCTTCGAGTTTCGCGAAATCCTCGGCGGTGCCGTTCACGGTCTTACGCACACCGGTGAACGCCGACTCGAAACTGATAGCCGACTTCAATGAGACTGCGCTCACCGCCGCCAACGGGACGGTCAACCCCATTGTGAGCCCAGCCCCCACTTTCTCGAGGTTTTTGGCGCGAGACGACACGCGGTCTGTGGCGGCAGCGGCGCGCGCCATTCCCGCCTCGAAACCGTCGACAACCGCTCGAAGGCGGACGCTTAACAGCCGTTCAGCCATAACCTCTCACAATCTCGCGCCGGCCTTCAGGCAGGAACGCAACGATCCGAGCGCCGTCGGGAAGATGCTTGTTCGCGTTTCTGCGACGATCTTTCTCTGCGCAAGCATGGCAAACCAACACCTCCGTCTCGTATGCGCCCGCAAACTCAGGGTCCATAGACTCGTCCAACGGTTGAGCGCACGACTGACATATCGACCGTTCCCACTCCAAGAACGCGACAGCCGCTTCCACATCTTCCGGCAACCACATTGGATCGCCATCACCTACTACCCGTCCGAGAAAGACGCTCCGCGGGATTCCGTGTCTCCCACAGAACTCGATGATGTCGCGCCCAACACCTCCAGAGCGGAGCGTCTCACGAATTTTGGGGCAGTAACCTCAGCGACGTTGACCGCGATCGCAGTCGACCAGAGCTTCTTGAACTCGCCGTCATGGATCGACGCGAACAACTGATCAACCTGATCGACGGTCATTGCCGGATCGAAACTGCAAGCCGAAACGAGCGCAGACGGGAACGTGTCGATATTGAAATCGACTCCCGCCTCAACGTCGCTCGGTCGAGGCTTGTGAGCCTCCTGAAGCATCCTGTATTCGATCGCACCTAACGCCTGGAACTCGAACTCAACGACGGACGCTTCAAGCTCCGCATTGAGTTCTTCCAACCGATCGAATATCCGATCCCGTTCAGCCGCCGCCGGGGAGTTCGCCGCGCCAAGCTCGTCGTCACTATATGACGTTGAACGTGTCGCCTCGTAGGCGTTCGCGAGACGTGTTGTTTCTGCGAGCAGATCGCCCCGCGCGTAGACGCGTGCCGTGAGACGGGGGAGCCGAAGCTCCCCCATGATCTCATCGAACGTGGTCACGACCCGCCGCCGACCGACGCCTTCAAATCAGGCTGTGACGTGACAGCGAAACCAACCTGGAAGGTCGCTGACGTGTTCGCGGCGTTCTCGTTCATCGCCGGTTCGGACGACTGGACAGGCCACACTTCAACGCTGTCGCCGTTCACGAACGGAAGATCGTATGCCTTGCCGTAGCGGATAACGATGTAGCCATCCACCCCATGCTCGAACAGGCCCCAAGCGACATCGTTGCCGGGAACATTGTCGCGGAAGAACGTGCCTGTAGGCGACGCAGACCATGTGCCCTGCGCCTGAGCGTCGAACGTCTCGCACGCCCGAGCAGCCTCGACATTGTTGAACGTTGGCGAACCAGTCCATCCGCCCTTCTGTAGTGCGCACGAAAGATCCTTGACCGTTCCTGCGGTCAGTTCTCCGGTGGTTGGGCCGGACTTGTCTGCGATCCCGTTTGAACCGGGAACATAGACGATCTTCATGTTCCCGTCGTATGCGAATGCTGGCATTTGAGGTACTCCTTGGTGGGGCGGCTAACCGCTTGGTTTCCGTTGTTACGGTTGGTTGATCGGTGTTGTGTCAACACCAAATATGTGTGGGACCATAAACACTGATGGTTTCACCGTGTCGTCCCGGTCTAGCTCCCCGTCCTGATCTAAATATATAGGTTGAAGCGTGACGCGTGTGGGAGTTGTGATTCTCTTCCCGCATAAAGCGTCTATGAACTGTTGCGAATAGGCGAGTGTCGCGTGTGGGGTCGGGCCCACAATCGTGACTTGTATCCGTTTCGACACGTCACGGTCAGGTGTGCAGGTGCTCCCGTCGGTTCTCCCCGCAAGCGGGTGAATCGAGCCGTAACGCACGAAAGTTGACTGCCCCGGCGTTCCCGACCATCCGGCACCATCCGGCACGCGTGACACCGCCACCTTTAACCCGGCTGTCACGCATAGCTGCTCGAACGCTTTGATCACCGTGTTCACAGAATCACCGTTCCCAACATGACGAGAGCTTCACGATTAAAACGGTCGCCTGCTCGCACTAGTGGCGGGGTCACAAAATCGTTTGGCGGTCTGGTTGATGTTCCATACACGACCCTGTAGCCGACGGATCTTCCGCGAGGATCGTAGGGGGAATGGATCGACCATGTGAGCGGCCATTTCGACACGACCTGCAACCCTTGTTCAGTGCCAAGCCATGGACGGTCTTTCGGTGCGGCGGCACGCGCTTCCACGGCGGCGCGTGTCACCTGCGTTTTCAGTATCTTGTTCGCCGCTGTTCGCACTTTCGGTGGCGCTGCCAGCAGGTCACGCGACAATTTCTTCAAGTCGCGTGTTTCTGTCTCGAACCGCATCGTCGTCATATGTCCACGTCCAACACTGTGACCTCGGCTAACGGATATGACCTATGCACGCCGTAACTGTCGAAAGGCAGCGCGGTGATCCGCCACGATCTGCCTGCGACTGTCGGGTCGTTTGATGCAGTGAAAACGACCGTATCTCCGATCTGGAACGTGGGCGCCTTCCAAGGAACACGCAGCATCGGGGTTTCGATCGTCAACGCCGTGTCCTCACGGTCAACAACCGACGGTCTGGGTTGACGCTCAGCGAACCCTGCACCCTCGTAGACGGTTGTCAATGTCGGTGGAGTCCAAACACCAGTGTTGTCGTCAAACACCCCGCCAGTAACACTCCGCACCACTTTGCACATCGACAGTGATGTCCTGGCAGTGGTCGACTTGCGGGCACGTCGAACGGTTCTCTGCAACGATCTTGTCGAGATCATCTAACCGCCCCGATCAGCGTTCTCATAGCCTCAACATTACCTGTAGCGGCCTCATATTCTGCACACAACTCCATGGATTCGGTGCTACCCCACCGTCGGTTTATGCGTTCCTGTGGCGGGTGAAACAGGTGCCATAAAGCTCGGTCACCACGAAACGGTTTGCCATGCAGTGTTGCGAGAGCGTTCGCCCACGATTCATCTTCTTGCCCCCACCCAACGTATCGGCGGTCCAGTGGACAATTCTCGTAGGTTGATCTGCGTAGAACGACTATGCCGCCACCGAGGAACGCTTCATGCCTGTTCCGCGGTTCAGCCCACGGATTAGAGCCCGCCATGACACGCTCGTTTGATGTCATTGATGTGAGCCTGTTCACCCAATCATGCGGGGACGCCCAAGCATGTTCTTCGAGCGCTCCGACGCATTCTTCAACCCACGCCGAATCCTCGATAAACACGTCAGCATCATGGACGATCAGAACATCACCTGACGCACGTTCAAGGCTGTTCGCCACCGCGGCAGCCTTACACCACTGGCCCGAGGTTTCGCCTACAACAACCTCGTCAACCAGTCCTCTCAGCCGGTCGAGCACCCAAGGCAGCACACGTTCCCTGTACGGGCACCCTGCCCGCCACGGGATGATCGCCGAGATCATTCGACTGCTCGGGCGTGGGCGAAGGCGATGAGCCCGATGCCTGCCATTGACGAGGTGAGGGCCGAGTCCCTACGGGTAACCCACGTTTCATTGTCGGGATCGGTGGGGTCGGTCCAAGCTGTCAGGAGGGTGACCGCTATGCAGGCGGGCATGTCTTGGTCGTCGGCTCTGAGTACGTCGGCGTACTCCTCGGCGAGACTGTCGAGCCGGGCGCGTAGTTCCATGCAGCGCGGTTCGTCACTCATGGAGTGATGACTGGATCGTGAACGAATGAATCGTCGGGTTCGGGAACCCAGAACCATCTACGGAACACGTCGCGGCGCTGCTCGTCGCTCAACGCCCCGTAGTCACGCCAATGCTTCCCGATGTCGCATGACAGGTCAGTTGCAGCGTACGCCTCCGCGCCGTTAGCCGCTTTACGCGAGAACTGCTCCGCTGAACGGTACGGGAAGTGGTGCACCACCAGGCCGCTAGTCGAGAGGTGCGGGGCTTCATACGATGCGCCGTGGTTGCCTTGATGGATCACGAGGTCCTCGCCTGTTCGGCAAGCGACTTTCGGTAGACCGGACGGTGTTCTGCGTCGCCATTGCATCCGCTCAACCGGAGGCCCATCCGGATCGACTCCGGTTGCGACATGATCGAACAGTTCCGCCTCAACAACTGGCCAAGCTGTCACCGATTCGAGAACGTCAGCTATCCGGCCCTCAGGATGCACCCACCATTCATCCGCGTCGAACGGGACGACCCACGTCGCACCGAACTCCAAACGAGCCCTGTGGGCTAGCGCTGTCATCTTGTCCGACTGGAAATACCCGACCTCTGGGTCGTCCACGACCGTAATGTCGAGCGATTCAAGGATGCCGCGGGTTCCGTCGACGCTGCGGTTGTCGGCGACAATCACGTGGTCAACTTGGGTGAGCATGTGGGCGACCGTGTCACCCACAATGTCTTCCTCGTCGCGAACCATCGAGATCGCAACGACCGTCAATATCCTGTCCCCACTCGATGCTCACCAATGTGGTGAACCATTGGCGAAGAATCCATCGGCCCCCAGAAAGCACTTCTAGCGGCATGGTCCTTGAACACTTCGATACCGAAATGGCCTTCGGAATGCGGCGCGTCAGGCCAACCCTTCTGGGTTAGGTCGAGGCGGTAGAGGTTCGGGTTTGTCGTGAAGAACCGTCGATGCTCTAACCATGTTCCGGTCAAACCTGACACCTGTGTGTAGTCATCAGGGTGCTGTTCAACTATCCCTCCAGCCACAACCTCTTGAGGGTTCCACGCCTGTCTCCGTAGAGCCACCTGGACGAGATGCGGATTGGCGTCGAGGGTGGCGGCGAGCTTCCCTAGATCGACAGGGCCGTTGAATACGAAGTCGTCCTCCAAATGGAACACGAACCGTTCAGGCCGGTCTTTGAGGTGGCTCCAAGCGTTGGCTATCGCTCCACCGAACCCGCGTCGCCGGTCACCACCGACCACTTCCGCTGTCGGGTATCGCTCGGCGAGCATCTCGGCGTGAGACGGCACGCCCGCGTCATCGTGGATCACGAAATGGGTGAACTCACCGCACAGGTTCCGGCCAGCCGACCGGATCGCCTGATCGAGAACGTCGTCGCGTCCGTCAGTCATCACGAGAAGAATCACAGGCCGTTCGCCTCTGCTATCGCCGCATGGGCCGCTAGAGCCAACTCGCGTGAAGCGCCACGGTTACGCGAATCAGGTCGAACATGCGCCCGATATACAGCACCATGGCACGTCTCGAATGTCGCTCCCGCTGCACGGCAACGGAGCCACAGATCCCAGTCCTCAGACCATGGGAAGTCGCGCCACCCGCCAACCTCGCGGACCATTTCAGTTCGGACCAACGTACCGATCACGATCCAGTTTCCGTCGCTCAAACATTCGGCGGTGCAGACGTGTCGATGGTTCCACACGTTCAGGACTCTTGGGTGCCCCCAGTTGGTGTCGGAGCCGTAGCGGACCATCGGTGCTCGCACATCGGCAACGCCTTGCGCCATCGCCTCGAAATACCCGGCTTCGAGTTCGTCGTCGGCGTCAAGAAAACAAACCCATTCGGTGTCCACTTCCGCTAGTCCACCGTTACGAGCGTCGTGGAGCGTGTCGCCGTGGAACTGCACTACAGGAACGTCCACTGATGGGACCGCCCGAGTCTCAGCTAACTGTCGCCATGACGGATCGCCGTAGGTTGCCACCACAACCGTCACGTCCACAGTTTCGACCGTTCCAAGAACAACGGGCGCGACAGGCGCATCCGTTCGGCTTGCCGATCGTAGATGTCGTCCGATGGAGCTTTACCCCAGTTCGGGTGAAGGTGCTCCACGATCGAATCCTCAGCGAACGCCCACGCGCCACGGAACTTCGCTGTGGCCACCAGCTCGTCATCTACGAACTCGTGGTGATAGCCGTCGTGAAGCGCTTTGCCTGGTTCGTCGATCGTCCCGAACCGCTCGACGTACTCGCGTGTCACGAGGGAATGGGTTGAATGGTCACCCCGGATGACACGACGCGACCCGAGGTCGTTAGTTCCGACCACGCCTACGCCCGGCGCGAGACGAGACTTCGCCGCCTCGAACCATCCTTTATGAAACCGGAGATCGGACGCACCGAGGAACACGAACGGTTCCGTCGACGCTTCAATCCCGGCGTTGATCTTCCTTGCGTAGTCACCCGGATAAGGACCGTCGACAAGGATCATGTCCTCGCCAGAAACCCTCTCAAGAACCTCAGTATCACCTGGGGAGCATGCGAATATCACTCGCGCTTCACATGCGCGGTCGATCGAATCGAGAAGCGGGTCAACATGGTGGGGTCTGCCGAGCATCGGGACGATGATCGCAAGATCAGTCACCGGGACCAGCCCCAAACATCAGGATGCACCACCGATGGACACCCGTCGTCGGGAAGCTCAGACCCGAACACCAACAGGTTCTGCCGATACCACGGCTCGACACGTTCATCGTTCCAGATCGGCCAACGTAACGCGCCTGAGCCCACCAAACCGCGCCGACCGAACTTTTCTACCCAATATGCGGGCCACTGCTCGTTAATGTGCCCAGGGCCTCGTTGACCGGGTATCGCCGCCGAAAACACGACTATCGGTGCGGCAGCGCACAGCGAATCAACGAGCGTCTCAGCCGCCGAATCAGGCAGATGTTCCCCGACTTCGAGACACACCGCGACATCAAACCCTGTTATCCCGAGCGGTCGGGTCAGATCGCGAACCTCGTCCACGCCGGGAAGATCGTCGCCGTCAACGCCGTGAGCCTCAAAACCTCGAGAACGGAACTCTGCGACAAGGAAACCTTCGCCGCACCCAACGTCAAGCATTCTGCCGGACAGCCCGAGAACCTCAACCAGATACGACGCTAGAACCTCGGCGGAGCGTCGCGCGCCGTCGCGAATCTGGTCCCGCACACCCGCTTCAATATATGTCACGGGCACCATCCGACAACGTTGATCGTTCGAGACGCCACACGTTTCACTGGTGCGACAGGTTTCAGGCTGTCGATCTCGTCTGGTGTCAACCGCATCTGGTTTCTCACCATCTGCGAATCGAACCGATATGTGGCGTCCAATATGCCTTCGGACGTGTACCGCTCAGGGTTGTTAAGCACATCCGACACCATCCGATACGCGACCCATGTGGCCAACGCAGCGTCAACCGTTCCAGCGACGATATCCGCATCGATGTTCGGAACCTGCCGCCTGATCTCCGCCGACGCGAACGTGGCGAGCATCTCAGCGGACGCTTCCTCATCGAACGTTTCTGTCTCGAACGGGCCCCGGATAACAGAGATCTCGGAAGTCGATATGAACGATGCC